CCGGTTCCCAAGCAGATGACAACAAATTCCGCGCGTCGCTCAGTGCTGAGGATCAGAAGATATTTGATGCGGCTGTGGAGCGCCGTCACCTGCTTGTGCAACGGTTTCAGCACATGATGACGATGAGCCACAAGAAGTAATTTTTTGGCCTTGAAACTATAACGTTATAGTCATGAGTTTGATCAAGTATCAACGGGAGTGGCCGAAAGGCTGGGATGATCTGCAGATCGAACTCTTCATGTTCCGGAACAAGGTTTCTGAAGAGGATGGGGGATTGGGGCGTCTGGGCCATTACCAGGAAATCTGCAAGCTCCTTTGGCCTAAGCTGATTTACACCGAATGGACCCACCGTATGCACGCGGCCTTTTGCCGGGATGAAGAAGTGATCCTCTCCGGGCCGGCGTCGGCGGGTAAATCCTGGGAGATTGCCCGGTACGCCATCGTGTGGATGTTGTCCTCCGGAGGTGACTTTGCCATTCCGGTTACATCGACATCCGTCTTGATGTCCCGCAAGCGCATCTGGGCCCACATCAAAACGATGTATGAGACGGCCCAAGCCTCAGCCAAGAAGCTTGGAATCACCTTGCCGGGGCATCCGCTTGATTCCTCGACGGAGATTCAATACGTCAAGGGCGACAGTCAGCACGCCATTGCCATCGTGCCAGGCTCCCAAAAGTACACGATTGACGGTGTGACCAAGATCAAGGGCTGGCATGCCCGGTTCATCCTGGTCCTCGCGGATGAGCTGCAGGACATGACGGATGAAATTATCTCGGCCTGCGCGAATCTTCGATCGGGTACGGATGAGTTCAAGTTCATCGGCACCGGCAATGGCTGCTCATGGGTCAATACCATGGGCAAGATCATGATGCCCAAATCGGGCAATCCCGAGAGCGTGAATGTCGAGATGGAGGAGTGGGAGACGGAAACAGGTATTTGCATCCATTTCGATGGGCTCAAGTCCCCGAATATTCTGGAACCCGGCAAGTACAAATGGAACCAGTCTCAGGAGGACATTGACAAGATCGTTGCGCGGCACGGTGAGAACTCCATCCAGTACTGGCAGATGGTCCGGGGCTTCCCGCCTCCCGATGATTCGTTCAACGCCATCGTATCAGAATCGCTCCTAATCAAGTTTGGAGCCATGAAGCACCAGGAACTGGCCATGGGCTGGGAATGGTATGCCTCGCTTGACTCGGGATTCGGCGGCGATGGGTGCGTGCTCAAATTCGCCAAAGTGGGGACATTCCTACTCCAGGATGGGGAATCGGCACGCATGGGCGTTCTTTTCGAAGACAAGGTCGAAATCAAGACCACTGCGAGCAAGGATAACCCGGTTGACTTCCAGATTGCCGATCAAGCCATTTCTCTTTGTAAGGGAAGGGGAGTCAAGCCGCGTAACTTCTCTATTGACGGGACGGGAACGGGCCGGGGAGTGGCAGCCATTATCCGGAAGAACTGGTCTCCCGAAATCCATGTTTGCGAATATGGGGCATCGGCTTCTGATCTACCCGTTTCCTCACTGGACGCTACCAAGTGCAAGGATGCCTACTGGAATGCCGTGACGGAGTTTTACTACTCCATGCGCACCTTCGTCATGAACGGGCAGGTACGGGGCGTCACAGCGCAAATGGCGCGGGGATTTGGCTGCCGGACCTACAGCGTGAAGAATGGACGCACGATCCTGGCGCCCAAGCTCGAAGCTCGTAAGATTTTGGGGCGCTCACCGGATGAGGAAGACGCATCCGTTATGATTATCGATAACATGCGTAACCAAGGCTTCTTTGCGGGGCCCATGGGCTTTGACCATGAATGGCGGGATGCTGTGAGAGAAGCGGCATCGTTGGATGCCAGCTATGCGGCTACGGATGAGTTGTTGATGGCTTGAGATCGGTCTCTGTTGTTTCCACACGGTCTGCAATCAGGCGAAGAGCATTCATGAATTCATCACGGTTAAATACAACCCAGGATGTTCCAGCGCTGTGGATTTGCTGTATGGTTACAGAATTATCGCAGTGAGTCTCGATGGATGTATAATCGTTGATTTTTGTAATCATAAAGTATCTGTTTTGGGAACGATGCGTAATTTTGGCTAATGCCGGACGCCCCCCCGGCCTAATTACGAAAAATGTGCCATTAGGTGCCATCCCGGCTCTTTGAAGGTGATTTCCCGTTCGGCGCAGAATTGCTTCAGCTTGAGAATTGCTTCCTCGGGAGGATGGGAAAAACTGATTGGCTGAGGATTATCCCATGTAGCGTTCTTGATGGAGGAACGGAGAGCAAGGAATTTGCCGGAGGAATCGTAGCCGTGATAGACAACCTCAAGGCCGTAATCTTCAAAGTAATCGTTGCCATCAAAAATGGAGGGAGGCTCATGTCCAAGATCGAAGCCGAAGGCAAGATAGGCTGAAGCGCATTGTCCCATAGTAATATTTGGTTTGAGGTTTTACTGTTATTGCAAAAACTGCTTATTAAAAGCCGTGAGCCACCTGACCCTCTCGGGCATCGACATATTACAAGCGTGGAAGCACCAGTCTCCCAGTTGGAAATCCGATATGTATCGGTTGATGGTTTTTGGCGCTTCGACCACGCGAGCGCCAAATTCCTGAAGCTCTGAAGCAGTCAGACCGTTCATGTACATGGGCATGCCTGCGAGCGTGCGGACGAGGCAGCCTTGTTCGGTTCCTCCTAACCAAGGAAGATCGAAGTCGGTCTTGCGGCGTTCACGTACCGTATCAAATAGGAGATGAACGATTCCGCAATTGCGGAGAAACATCACGTCGCTCTGAAGCCCGTTGTCATCGAAGGCAACCGCAATGTCACCCTCTTCAGGAATGAAGGAGCGAGGATCAATGCGATGATTGATGGGCATCGTGTCCGCTCCCATGAAGAGCATCCAATCACAATTGCGCAGCTGCTCCTGCATGATGTTGATCCGGCCCCAGCCATGATCCGTTTCAGCGTGCGGATAATCAGGAAAGGCTACCTGCATGTTCCAGCGATGACTCAGGGCAATCTTGCTCGGCTCAGTCAATCGGCCGATCTCGCGGAAGGACGCTGAACAGGGGGAGACGAGTTTGAGATTCATTGGTGAAAGTGTGACCGTATGCCGCAATCATCCCAGCAACGGTCGTCGTATTCGTACTGTAACTTTTCATGCAAAAGGGCTCTCGTTTCGCATGGAGTTCCAGGAGTCTGATCGGGCTTTCTCAGCATGAAGTGCCATCCGCTACGGCATTCTTCCGCTAAGGCCTTTTGGTTCTGGGATTGCTCAACATGGTGAGCATAGCTGAATACTGTCATTTTGACCTTCTTCAACTTGGGATTCTTGCGCTTGGCCCATTATTTTTGGTGCGTGCCCTCAACGCCGCGGCGGAGCCGATCGTGCGTGCGCTTATGGAGCCACATGAGAGCCTCTTCTAGTTTCGTGAGCGCAATCGCATTATCGCGGCAGGCATACGCACCAGCTTGAAACGAGCGGAGTCGATCAATGACTACTGCAAGGAGGGCCTCTTGCGAAATGCCGTTTATTCCCATCTCCTTGATCGCGCCCTTCTGGAATGCAATGCTGGTAACGGATTCCGTCAGGTCGTCGAAGGGAACTTGTTGAAGCGGGATGGCGATTTCGTACTTATGATTAGCGCCGCCGGAGCCCGGCTCATCAACAGCACGAATGGCGATAGCCTCATTAAGGCCGTTGACTTTGTGATCTGTGATTTCGCGAGACATTTTAATTTCTTTCCTTTGTTGGTTTATTTTACTTTCTTCAGCTTAGGATTCTTGCGCTTGGCCTCAGGTGAGGCATTGCGGCTCGCATTAGCCAGAATGGCTGCAGCTCGCCAGTGCGGAATGTTTTCTTTCTTGGCTATCTTGTTGGATACGCTTTTGAATGACATGGGATGTCACCTCATTTCTGATGAATGATATTCAATTGAGAGTGCCGTTCGCTCCATCGGTCAGATTCGCACAAAAGGCGTTTGTCGAAATCCTACCGAGCATCAGCCTTACACATTGAGTCAAAAGACTGATGAGAGAAGAATTGCCTTTCTCCCTCCCGCGAAATTTGCCAGCAGGGATTTTGACCTGTGAGAATGTAAGTCATTGCCCTTCGTCAGTGAGAATCATCGGCATGAGCGCCGCCACGGCATGAGGCGGCAAATGATTGTGGTTCTGACCCTGACCGATGTTCAATTCCTCGTAACGGATGGTCTTGAATTCCACATCGATCTTAGTGTCCTGATCATACTTGATTTTCGCCTCGAGGAAGTTCTTCCAGCTGGGATCGCCTTCCTTCGGTTCACCCGCTTCACGAAACATGCGGGCATGCTCCACGCCGACGTCAGGAAAGGCCTTATCGATGGCGAGAAGGTTGTCGGCCATCTTTTTAATCACATTGGCCGAGAGGCGAACATCGGGAAGAGAACGAAGCACCTGGCCGAACATGGCCGCTTCATGAAGGGAGAGTTTCATGGCTACTTGTAAAACTGTAACGGTATAGTTGACAAGCTAATTCCATTGGTTCTAGGGTAGGAACCATGATTCGCATGTTGCTGGTCATCCCTTTTTACCATGGGGATCGCGGCCAAGTGGAACGACTTGGAAAATGGATGGGGCAACTTTCTGGCGGGAAGCGGATCGGTGAGAAATTGCTTTTTTGCGCCGCTCCCAATGCAGATATTGTGGGCATTGGCGATAACTTCAAGGGCCTCTTCGATGAAATTGGAGGAATCAAGCAGCTGGTTCCTTCCAATGTTCTACCGGGTCAGCAACCTTGGCCGCGCGCCTGCAATTTCCAGTTCTGCCATGTGGCCAAGTACATTCAGGAGACGCAGCAGGATATTGATGCGTTCTATTATTTCGAGCCCGACAATCTACCGCTATGTCCTGACTGGTGGGATCGGGTATGCGCCGATTATGAGAAGCAGGGGAAACCTTTCTGGGGAGTGGAAGCGCCCAACATCGAACGGGATGCGCAGGGTAAAAATCCTCGGATAGAAGGCAAGCACATGATCGGGACCGGGATTTATCCGGTTAATGCTTGGGCCAGAATCAAAGGCTATGCGCGGATCATGGAAGAGCAGCCGAACCGGCCATGGGACGCGCTTACGCGGGCTGAGGTGAACCCGGAGTGTCATTTCACGGATCTGATTTCCAACGTGCATTCCTGTCGGGGCGCGATGAACGACGGTACTGCAGTTTACCGCTTGCCGTTAGACCCTGAGGTAAAGCGCCGAAAGCTTCCCGTACTGTCGAAAAATGCTGTGATCTTCCATGGCTGCAAGGATTCATCCCTGCGCCTTCTTTGGGCTAAGAAGCTCAAGCTGCCGCAGGAAGATGTTTTGACCTTCGCTCATGCTGGCGACCTGGGCGACATCATCTACGCCCTTCCATCCATCCGGTACAAGGGCGGTGGTATCCTAAAGATCAGTCCGAATGGTTACGCTCGTGAGCCAATGACACCAGCACGCATCGCCACGATTCAGCCACTGCTTGAGCAGCAGGCCTACATCAAAGGCGTTGAACCTCATGACGAAGATTATGTCGATTTCGATTTTCGGCCTTTCCGGGCTCTTCACAAGCAACATTCCAACTTGGTCGATGATCAAGCAGATTGGATTGGCTCGCCAAAAGGTTTGGGCAATCTCGACCCATGGCTAACCTCGGCTGCCGATGGACGTTCCTCGTATGTGATCAACCGAACAAGCCGCTATCGGAACTCGAAATTTCCGTGGGACAAACTACTGAAAGCCATCTCCCGTCGCGCCGACTTCATAGGGAGTAACGACGAATGGGCAGAACTTTGCCAGACCGTCAATATTCCCCGGCTTCCGACCGACGATCTTGCCGAGGTTGCGGCTCTCATCAAGGGATCAAAGATTTTCATTGGCAACCAGAGCGTCTGTTTTGCCATTGCGGAAGGGTTGAAACATCCTCGGATCCAAGAGACATGTCCTGAAGCTAAGGATTGCATCTTCGATTCCCTTACGGGGACCTATTGTCTCGATGGGCGGCTTGATCTTTCGGTCTTTGACGAGGATCAAAAACCAGCGATTCCCGATAAGATGGAACTCATCGCTTCAATCCTGGATGATGCCATGTTCAAAGCTTCGGTTCAGAAGCAAGTGAAATTGGAACTGGAAAAATTGCTGGGATAGACTATAACGGTAAAGTAATGAGAAAAATCGATGATCCCTCCGCTATCCGGCAATGGGGGTATCATGATCTTCGCTTGGGGCGCGGCTTCACGGGAACCCGCGAGCACATCATTCTTCAGGTCCAGGAGGCTTATCTCCGCAACGACATCGATTTCCGGGAGCATGAGATTCCGGCCTTGATCGATCATTTTATGTGTGAGCAGGGATTGGCTTCTTCATGTTCCGACCGTATCGAAGGCTTGGGGGACCTCATCCATTTGGCGGTAAAACCTTTTGCCAAGGCGCTTGATGCGGTGGCGGGAACACGTTATGCCACGAGCTGTCCAAGTTGTGCAAAGCGGCGCGAGGCTCTGAATCAGGCGTTTCCGCTATGAGCGATCAAACAACGGAACTGGCGACGATTGATTCAGCGGGAACCCCGCCCAGGTCCGTTATTGGTAGTCCTGCGGCCGCGCATGGCATCAAGAGCCAGATGGTCATGGCTGACATTGGCCGGGCGCGGCAGCGGGCCGTGTTGAAGCAGAATTACGACGGTCACCCTCCTTACGATCCTGCCGAGCTGAAGAAGCGCAGCCTGCAGGACATGACAAACATCAACTTCAAGCGCCCGAAGGCCTTGATGGATACCAACGTTGACTCCTACTTGGACGCGCAATTCGAGACCGCTGAACAAGCGCGGGTGTGTATTGAGTACGGCATCAGCACTCAAGGCCATGATTTCTCACAGACCGTTACTGACGAATATAACAACACGCTGGAACGATGGGCCGGATTTTACAGCGTGATGAACAAGAGCAATTTCAACCGTGTTTGTTACGGAAGTGGCATGCTCTATTTCGAGGATAACGTCAACTGGCGGCCGCAGCCTGCGGAAGTCGGCCAGGTGCTGGTGGACAAGGATGCTGATACCAATCTTGATAACCTGGATATTATTTTAATACGCAGAAACTGGCGGCTTCATCAGATGTATCGGATGATCGAAGATCCCGTAACAGCTTCCAAATTAGGATGGAATGTCGAGGCGGTTCGAACCGCCATCATCCGGGCAGCAGAGAAGGATCAGACCCAAACGTACTCCATCAAGCTTTGGGAAGAATGGAACAATCGTATCAAGGGGAATGACATCTATCTTTCCTATGTATCGCCTGGCATGGATTGCTATGACCTCATTACCAAGGAGTACGATGGTCGGCTCTCCCGTCGCTTGCTGACCGCAGAAGATACGGATTCCATTCTCTATCAGGCCAACGATGTAGGCGACCACTTCAACCAGGTCATCTGTCCGTTCTTCCTTACCGAGCAGGAAAGTCTGTGGCACAGCATACGAGGTTATGGGGCGCAGCTCTATAACATCTTCAAGGCGCTTGATAAGATAGATTGCCGCATCCTTGACATGACGTTCATTGGCGCGTCTTTGGTTATTCAGCCCACGACGGCCGTTGCTGCGGACAAACTCAATACGCTCAATCTCGGGCCCGTTACCGTACTGCCTCCTGGCGTCAACTACGTTACCACTTCTTTCCCCAATCTCTCTCAGGGCCCGATCATCACGCACAACATGCTGATGCAGACCTATCAGCAGACCTCCGGGGAATATCAGGCTTCGATGCAGCAGACTCAGACCGGGGAGGCGCCCACGGCCACGCAAAACAATAACGATCTTCAGACGCTGGCCCGGCTCTCAAGTTCGTTGATGAACCATTTTTTCAATAACCTTGATGGGCTGCACAAGGAGATGTTCCGGCGCCTGTCGAATCCGAACCTGCCCGATCCCAGCACGCCGAGCGGTAAATCCGAATGGTGCCGGGAAGCGCGCCGGTTCCAAAAGCGAGTTCTGGACCGGGGTGTTCCTCTGGGGGCTTTGAGAGAACCTTATCTGCAATCGGTTCATGCCAACCGCGCTATGGGCCATGGAAGTACCTCTTCGCGTGACCAGAAGGCCAATGAGCTTACTGGCATGCTGCCCATGCTCCAGAACTCGCAGGCACGGGACCTTGCCGTCAAGGACATCTTCACGGCCAAGTTTGGATCGAAGATCACCAAGCGCTATTTCCCGGCCATTCCTGGAAAGCAACTGGCCTCCACGGCCAAGGTCGCCGAACTGGAGAATGCCGGCATGATGACCGGCGCGAGCTTCGATGTCATGGATTATGAGGATGCCGTGACACATCTGAGCATCCATATGCCGATGCTCATGAACGCCGCCCAGTCGCTCACCCAAGCGTCAGGAGCGCAGGGACAGGCTCCCGACATGGCAGCTATCCAGAAGGTTTACAGCCTCCTTTCCGTGGGGCTTCCGCACTGTTCAGCCCATTTGCAGCGCATTGCGGGTGATCCCACGCAAAAGCAGGTTGTGGATGTCGTCGTTAATGCCCTCCGCAAACTCGACTCCACCGCGACTCATCTCCAATTTCAGCTGAAGACCGCGGCGTCGGCTGCGCAGCGCGAGGCGGTCCAGCAGGCCGGCCAACAGACCGAAGCCGCTGCCAAGTTACAGCTGGATGCCGCAAAGCTGGGTCTTGCTGCTCAGAAACAGCGCCACAAGGAGAGCGTCGATGGCATTAACCTAGCCATCAAGCTTAAGCAGGCCACGCACGATTTGAATATGGATCAGCTGCAAGCCGCCCTTCAAATCCATCAGGCTGTGATGACGAACGCGACTAACCTTGCCCAGCTTCAGCAACCCCAGCAAACGAGTCAACCGACCACACAAACCCAGCAAGCCTGATACAGAAAATCATGGATAAAGAAACGCCAAAGTTAGTAAATCGTATTTTATACCATAAAGACCATGGAATTTTCTCCATTCAGGATCGGTTGATTCTTCAACCAGACTACATAGAGAATTGGGAATTGTATAGTTGGTCCAGGGTATTGCTGTCGTTACTGGAAAGTATCATCGATCTGAAAAATGCCGTTATGGAAACGAAATCCGAATGATCACTCCCGAGATTTTCAATCGCAACGAAGTCCTTCGAAGCAAATTAGCAGCTTCGCTTGATGTGTTGGAACTGGCCTTTGCCGCTGCGGACTACGCCGAGGACGTGGAAATCAATGCCCGCACTCACGACGCTCTTCTATATTCAATGCTTCATGCTGAGAGGACGGCGATTGTGCGCTATAAAGCCCGGATTCGTCTCCTGACTCAAGTGCCCTCTGAAAGCGTCGGGCCTCTTGAAGCTTCTTATGCGGGAATTGATCCTTACGACCAGATTCGAATTGACGCAGAAGCCGAACACGCTAAGACTGTAACGGTAAAGTCTAAGGATAAAGGAAGTCAAAACACATGAAATTGAATCGTTTTCTTTCACCTGACGTCGCGGAATCTGCGGCTCCTGTCGCTGAAGCGGCTCCCGCGCTTCCTGCCTCCCAAGATCCCAAGAAATCGGGGATCGCTTCCCTTCGCGCGCAGCTTTCTGCCATTGCTCCCGCACCTGAGGCGCCGACTCCTTCCGCTCCCGAACCAATAGCGCCTCCCGCAAAGCCCATTTCGACACCAGATAAATCGACTCCTAAAGAGGCCAACACTTCCAAGGAACCTTCCACTAAACCAGGAACCACTCCCGTTGATGAGGTCGAGGATTTTACCAAAAACCTCACTTCCAAGTCTCAGGCCCGTTTTAACGAGCTTGCCAATAAACGGGGAGAGGCGATTGCTGCGGAAAAGCTCAAAGCCGCGAAGCTCCTTACGCCCGAACTCGAAGCTGAGTTTGAATCTCACAAAAAGACCAACGCCGAGCTTCTGGCCGAACTTCGCCAGTTCGGAATTGAACGCAGCCCGGAGTACAAGGCCAAGTTTGTTGAACGGCCAGCGCAGATCAAAACGGCTTTGTCGGAGATCGCCAAGACTTACGAACTTCCCGAGGGGGAAATCATGGCGGCTGTGCAAGCCAGGGACCGGAAGAAGCTGAACGGTCTTCTTGAGTCCGTTGGCATCATTGATCGTAATGAGGCAGCCCAGCTTGTTCTTGAGCTGCAAAAGATCGAAGCGGACCGCGCTGCAGTCACCAAAGACCCTGAGACGGCCATCAAGCTGCTTCAGGAGGAGCGCGACAAGGAAGTCAAAGCCCATGTGGAAAAGCTGAGGACTGATCGCCGGGAGGCCTTGACCAAGGAGATTGTTCCCCTGGTTCTGGACAAAGAATGCTCCGAGCTTGGTCTTTTCGAAGGCGAACAAGGCGAAGCCCTGAAGGCTGATCTTTCAAAGAGTATCACGGGTTTGAATGACATCGACCTCGAGAGCATGGCTCCGAAGGACCGGGCCGCGATGGTGGCATCTGCTCTTGTCAGTAAGCCTCTTTCCATCGCCCTCAAGAGTGCTCAGGCCCGCATCGTCGAACTTGAGGGAAGATTGTCCCAATACGATTCCGTGAAGCCTTCTCTTGGAGGCCGCGCCCCCGTCAAAACGCCAACCGACAAACCCAAATCGTTCCTTGAACGCGCCAAAGCAGGAGAAATCTAAGTGAGTCTTACCAATCAGTTTCCTAACATCGTCTACACGCTGGTTAACGGCAAGCCCGTTGCAGCCGGCTCCATCAATGTTGGTAGCGATGGGCAATTGATCTTCACCCCTTCCGGAGGTAGTGGCTCCTCTCCTCTGGAAGTCTTCGATCCGGTTAATAACGTTTACTATGCCCTGACCGCCACAGGCAAGGTACTCACCCTTTCCTCTCCGGCCAGTTCGCAGGCTGTTACCATCGATTCGACGACGGGGAAGGTCCTCAATTCAGGATCGCTTTTGAACGCTCCTGGCGGCATTTCTGCAGTCGTTCCTCAGACCTACTACGCTTCGTATTTTGGAGCTAAAGCGGATGCGGTGACTGTTTATGACGGTACTTTTACCAGTGGCTCCAACATATTTGGCTCTGCCTCGTCCAATTTCACGTCGGCTAATATTGGGCAAACGGTCATCCTGCAATTGTCGGCCACCTCCCGCCAGGTCCTCACTTTTACGGGGCTCGGCGCTGATGCCCAGCATATGATCATGAGCGCGAACGCTACGGCTAATTCGTCTGCTTACGCTTTTGGCATCACCACTTACGGCACGGAAAATACACTGGCTCTTCGGAATGCAGTAACCGCTTCCATTAATGGAACGCTCATTCTTGATGGTGGAACCTATATCGTTACAGGTGCGCCTTTGGATTCTAGCACGATCAACGCCATCTTTGAGGTGCCTTTCATCACTACGGCAAATTCGGCAAATCTGTCCCTGACCGTCAAAGGCGTCGGAGTGCCTGCCTTCGCACTGGAGAATACGCCGCAAGTCCCTGGCCTGAGCGGTACCATTCTCTACTGTACCAACCAGACCGTTAGCGGAACCAATCCGTGCGTGTTCGGTTGCGTCTCCTCGACTTATGCTGGCGGCTCCTGGGGTTTCGCGCAGACCTGCTTTCGCCTTGAGGGCGTGACCATTCGCCAGCCGGCCAATCCTTTCATGTCGGGCATCAACTGGCTCAAGGGCGGCGGTCTTGAAGTGGATAATTGCGCGTTTGATCTGGATTTCCCTTTCTCCTCTGCGGCAAATCTGGTTCCTGATCCGAATACGGGAGCGGCGGTGGCCATCATTTGCCCCAAGTCGAACAATAACGCTTGGGTTAAGATCACCAATACCTACGTCTACGGTTACAATACCGGATTCTATCTCGGCGAACATAGCGAGGTGGATCATTCGTTCATCGATTTCTGCCGGGTGGGTATCAAGTGTTCCGGATCAACCCATGACATGCACATTGGGCGTCTCTGCATTGCCCGGTGCCGTATCTCTGTCAATGCGCCGGATAGCTCCTGCAATCTCACCATCGACAATCTGGATATTGAATCCGCTCGCGGGGCCACCACATTCATTCCTTCCTGGTGCGTTTGGGTGGGCTATGACATTGACAACTTTAGCGGGGGATGGGCTGGGAAATGGAATGTTTACACGATCATCGCCAATAGCGGCGTAGGACGCACAGTGGTTCGCGGACCTAACGGCCAGCCGAACAACCTCACCCTTTTCGATCTGTTCCTGAACAGCTATATCGGTGGCGTCAATTCGAATAACATGACGCTTACTGCGGGCACTGCGCCGGCAGCTCCCACGCTGACAACTTCCGGAACGGCTGGCAGCACTTCCTACACCTATCAGGTGGCAACCGTACTGATGGATGGAACGACCATTCCGGGGCCTACGGCTACCATTGCGACGGGTAATGCTACACTGAACAGCACAAACTCCATCAATCTTTCGTGGACTGCTGTGGCGGGCGCGGCAAACTATTACGTTTATCGCACCGCTTCTGGCGGTACTCCAGCCTCGGTTGGGAAGATTGGCGCTACGCTTCTTGGCACTTCCTTTTCCGACACGGGTATTGCAGGAGATTCGTCTGTCGCCGTAAACAACACGGGCGCACTCAGTGCTCGGGTATTGCAGGTTAAGGAAGGCTCCAATGCCAAGCAGGGAACTGGAACACTCGTCAATGGAACGGTGACTATCGCGAATACTAGCGTGACAGCCAATAGCCGCATCCAGGTGACCGGGAGCGCCACCAACTCAAGTACGGGCATTGGAGCCATTCGGGTGACCTCTCAGACTGCCAATACCGGATTTACCGTCACCGCCCTCGGCCCGACCGCTCTCACTGTGGCCGGCGATCAGAGTAGCTTTGCCTATGAAATCTTCGAACCCGCTT